CTCAATAGCTGTTTCTATGTCATCAAAGTGCTCAGACTTGTTACCAGGATACGATAGTCTGTATTTAGCATTCTCAGACCTCTGTATAGCTTCCTTTAAATCTTGGTTAGTACGAGTCGACTTGCCCCCTTTCTGCTCACTGACAGGCAAATTAGAGGCTTGTTCATTGCGTTGAGCAGTGTCCATCTCATTAGCCGAGGCATATTCACCTCCATGCAATGCAAAAGCACAAGCTAAGGCTCGACCGATCGCAGAAGATTCTGCATTCTCCATCGCTGAGGTTTTATTTACATAACCTTGACCTCTAATTTCTTCTGCATATCCAGACCCAATGATATCTCCTTCAAGACTTTTGACTATAGCCTTCATAACAATTCTTTTTCCATCGTCATGTTTTAAAAAAGTTTGAATACCATAAGTAGTGCCAAGATGTTTTCTAAATATCTCCACCCTTTGGGCAACTGTATTATATTTCTTACCACCTTTCTGAGTTACACCATGTGTTTTATTTAGTTCGCTAATTTCTTCTAGCATTTTTTTAAGTTCATTCATCCTTGATCTCCTTAATTGTTAATTTGGTATGACTAGTTTCTGGTTTAGCTGCTACGACTTTCTCTGGTGTAGCTTTTCTAATCACAGTATCTACTGCTACCTTTTTATTATTAATAGTAACGTACTTCACATTCTCGGATTGCAACATAGATATAATTGAATCTCTCATGACATTCTTTTTATCCGTCCATTCCTTGATCTGCTCAATAGCATACTCATGATTGTTGACTAAATCGGTCAACTTATTCGCAGTTTTATGTTCCGTCCAATCGACAAAACTTTTCTCTGGCTCCTGGTCATCATCGTAGGCGAGATTATTATCGACCTTGTTCCAGAAGTCTTGGACATATTCTATGATAGTGTTTTGTAAATCAGCGTCACCTTTAAAGACGAACATCTCGAACTTGAGACGTGGACCGAGCTTGCCGATTATCGCCCACTTAAATCCAGAGCATAACATCTGAGCCTGGACTTGTAGTATATTCTCGTATGTGGGAGGACCATCATTGTACCCTTGAGTCTTAATCTCACAGCATCCCTTACCCTCAAGCATAACGACCTCGCCTGTCTGAGGATCTTCAAAAGGGATAGCTCCACCATGAACTTCGAGGACTCCATCCAAAGAAGCTGCCATACGATACTTCTCCAGACGATAGGCCTTAGTCGGTTTAGTTAATGATACCCATTTATTCATCACGTTCCTCCGCCATTTTATCAAGTTTATCTGCTACCCATTGGAGTAATCCATCCTCAAGGTAGTTCCCTCGATCCGCTGCATCTTGGAATCTAGTAGTATCCATCTGGATAACATCTGGATTCTCTCTGATGTCAACGAATCTTTGACGCAGACCTTCTCTGGTCATGCCGAAATCATTCTTACCTAGAACGACTACACCGATCTTAGAAGCTCCGATCTCGAATCCGTCTCTGCTATATTTATTCTTGGGGGTAGACATACGGAACCTCCTCTATTGATCTCATGTGAACCTCGTAACAAGCATCGTCCAAGGCACAACCGACAATCATAAATGCATATAACATAAACATGATTACAGCTGCATAAAATATGATTGGAAAAAAATCGTAATGCTTCCTTACGAATCGTCTTACTTTATTTAAATAAACACTCATAATATCTCCTTTGTTAAAGTGTTTGAAGTCTATCTAATGCACGTTTTACAGTAGAAGCAGACCATGAACTATTTCTAGATGTCTTTACACTTCTTGCATTTAGATAGTTTGCCATACCGAGCAATGACTCGGAATGATTCTGTGCATCCTCCAGATGTATTCTGATCTGACCAATGTAAAAGTTAGCCTTTTCTTTTCTGGATTGACTAGCCTTGGCTCTCGCCTTATCCATGAACCCATGAACACCGAGCTTAGTCATTTTGCGATTTGTAGATTTAGTAATGTAATATCCTTTATCAACTATCGAGGCTTGCATCTCTTGGCATTTCTCTTTTTGTTTTTTGGATAAGTCTCTGCGATACTGATCTGAGAACATAGAAGTCATACCGAAAACAAGTCTATTACTCTCCTCGGTAATTGTTGGATTGTTACAAATAACTAGATTAAATCTTTTATCATCTCTGAACTTCATCATATCATGATCAAGTCTGCCTAGCCTTGTAATATCAGCAACAAGTATTGTAGTGCCAACAGGAACTGTATCGAGGAATGATCCAAGTTTAGGACGTTGATATATAGGAACTTTACCAGACACACCAATCTCCTCGATAAAGATAATCTCATCAGTAAGATTGTTGGACTTAATATACTCTTGAATAATAAATTTCTGACGACTCGCCACCATATGTTTTGAGTCATCGTCACTGTTTCTAATATAAGCTAGTATCATTACTTATCTTCCTCCTTCCACTTCTGTAATATTTGTTCTCCTGTTGAGTCATCAATATAGTAAACCCAACCATTGATTGTTATATAAACACATTCTTTTGATCTCTTATCTATTTTCATGTTTTTCTCCTTTAAATTTGGGGGCAACTTTTGGTGTACCCCCTTGACCATGTGATTAGCTAGCATTAGCAAAACTAAAAAACTCTTCCTCTGAGTAAGAAGGAGCTAACTGATTTTTTATGTACAAGATTTTAATCTGCTCCAATACCTCAGTAAGACAATCAGCAGACATTTCCCATCCATCAACATCGCCTTGCAAATCAATACCATATTTTGGATTTCTCTCGTCTGCGTTCATAAGCTGTTGCCTAGAAAAACCACAACCTTCAAACAAGATAGTGCCAAGGCTATATCTGGAAACAAACTGACCATCTTCTCCGAATGTTTCTGGATATGATAGATCATAAAACTCCACCATTGGCTCATCTTTATCATGAGTAAGACAATTATCTAAGCCATACTTATCGCCTTTTAATACCAACTTTACTCTCCAACTCTTACCATCTTCTGGTGGTAGACCTGGAAGAACGTGGTTAATAATTTTGTCAGTACATTTAACCTCATTAGTTTTGTTATTAATTTTAGTTATATACACGTTTATCTCCTTCTTTTGTAATAGGCATCATTGCCTAGTATACATATAATATATTTATGATATCTTTACAATACCTAAATGTACTTTTTTTTATTTCACGTTTTTTCCTTCCCAGAAAGAGTGCATTTAGGCAGAGAATGAAAGGATTGTAATGAAGGCATTTGTAGTAAGATTAGATGACAAAGTGTACAGTAAGTTAAAAAAAGAATCGAAAAGAAAAAGAATTTCTATGAATAGATTAGTAGAACATTACTGTGACGTGTCGATCGGTGATGATAGTAAATTTAAACAGTTGTTCGGTTGATGTTTGGTAAGACGGCAATAGCATTATGGATATTAGTGGAGTCAATCTATCCTCCGCCAGGTAACGATATCTTTATCGGAAAGTATCCAGATTGTCAGAATGCTCAAGAGATTGTAGATGATTGGATCGAGAAACATCATAAGCCAGAAGGATATTATGGGTGGGTATGTTATAAATGGGGCGAACACTTGAGATTAATGAAAATGGTACGCAGTGAATAAATACAGAGCAATTAGAACCGAGGTAGACGGAATCATGTTTGCCTCGAAGAAAGAAGCACTGCGATACAAGGAGTTGAAGTTCCTGTTGCAAGAAGAAAGAATATCAGACCTGGTGTTACAACCAAAGTTTCCGATTGAGGTAAATGGTAAGAAAATATGCACATACATCGCTGACTTTATCTATAACGAAGATGGTATACAAGTGGTCGAGGACGTTAAAGGTGTAAAGACCTCAGTATATCGAATCAAAAAGAAATTAACCGAAGCTATATATAACATAACAATCAAGGAGGTATAAATGGCTGAATTAAACGTAGTAAATCCCAAGCATTATCAACAGGAAGGTCAAGAATGTATAGATTATATTCGAGATAGATTGGGGTACTCTTCCTTTAAATCATATCTTTTGGGAAACTGCCACAAGTACTTGTATAGATTTGAGTATAAATATTCGGACTTAGGAGACCTGGAAAAACGTGAGGCTATGCGAAACGACTTGAAGAAGGCTCAGTGGTATCTGTGTCGATATATCGGACTTCTGGACTATGAAATAAATGAAGTAAATAGATTACAGGAGAATCAAGGAGACGATAAAACTGATGGAGATGCACCAAGTGACGTTGAAATATAATCATGGAGGTGAGACTCATCGACTGTTGGCAATAGAAGCTGCAGAGTTTATGTTGGATTGTCTTAATAACGATATGAAGTTAAAGGATATACAGGATATGTATTTAGTGAGAAAAACAACTAACCTTACCTATGGCGGTGTATTGCAGCAATTAATTAAAGAACACGTTGATTGTCATAACAGATTAGCCAATGGTAACAAAGTATAAAGCTCATCGGTTAAAATGTGATTGGTGTGGGAGATTATTCTGGAGTGATGAACGATTCGTTGTAACAGGTAATAAAATAGTATTAGAGTATAAATGTAATGAACAATTTGTTAAGAATGACTACAGACTACGAAGAGAAGAGACGCAAGAAGATACTGAGTAACGGAGTGAAGAATAACGTCCAGAGTGTTTACAGCACAGGACCATTCACTGTTATTCCGTCTAGAGCTTTGAATGATAAACGATTCATGAGACAACCACATAAACTCATGGTGTTATGTATCATCTGTAGTAGTGCCAATAATTATACAGGAGTATGCTATCCATCTCAGCAATACATAGCTAATAGAATCCAGAGAACTCAATCTACTGTATCCAGAGCCATCACATCTCTACTCGAATGGGGATACATCAATAGACTTCGGAAAGGTTCACCACTAATCACCAAGCCTTCTCGATATGGTAAGTCAAGTATCTATCGAGTAATGTATGATCCATCAATGAGCGATAGAGAAGTATATTCAAGAGCATTAAATAAAGATGAAGAGTTGCAATCTCAACAGGAAAAAAATACAATAAAGCTCATGGAAAAAAAGAATAATAAAGACAATCAAATATGCACCACACGCATATCAGATCATGCATCAGATGCATATAAAATAAGACTCAATAGAACTAGACTAAATAATAATATAAGAAATACTATTAAAGAGAATAAAATAAATGAATTAGAGATGATGAAGGAATACCAGAAATTGCATTTAGAAATCTATCAAGTGCAGTTCATTCCAGATCGAAGAGATTGGCAGCAGATGTTGAAGCTGATCGAATACCAGAATCAATACGATCTAACTAAAAAGATAAGAAGTATATTGAGAGGTAAGAAGAATCCAAGTAAGCCTCCGCTGTTTCCTATCTCATACATACTCAAAGCATTGGAGCCAGAGCCACAGAGTGC